TCAAGCATTGCATAACTAGTTAAGAGCCCGCCACAAGCAATTTCAATATGAAATATACCAATACATGTAAAAGCTGTAGCAGAGATGAAGATTTTCTTTGGCGAGAAAATCAACACTCATTTGTCCCAGCAGACAAATGACACACCTAATATACTTCCACGAGCGGTATATGAATAGATGCCTCCACTTTGGAATATTCAATTAATTTCAAGGTTATTCAAACATTTCAGGTCAAGGGTCGGTACCATAAATAAATAATTCAGGACAAGTTACACATGCACTTAATTATTGAGAGACTATATGATTAAGCCTCTCTATTTATAACTATATAACATAAACACTCAGCACATTTCATCGTGCGTATGTTATGGAGTAGCTAAAAATACACTAGGGGGACCAAGCAACATCCCAAATGAAAAATCATCCTTTGCTGCCAGATAAAGCTCTGATGGTTTGGTTTGTTCGTCAGAGAACACAACCGTGACAGTCGGAATACCAAAAGTCACAATGTTTCTACATGTAATTTCACGTCGACAAGTGCCATAGAATGGAACCTGAATTTCATGAAAAGGGTTCAAAACAGTTTTGGTTATGTGTCTAGCTCCTATACCTCTTTCACCATCCAGATGGATCTGTGATGTGATAGTATTAATATTACTATCAACATAAAAAACTTTATAAGACATTCCTCCTCTATAGAAACCATACATTGGTGCAAAACGACCGAGATATGTATCCCATGAAGCCCCGCATGGTTGAGCGAGGTCTGTTACCTCATCGGGCAGATGAGTCGCAAATTGATGAGATTTCACAAGCTGTCGCAATGATGTCAACTGTTCACCACATACATATTCAGTTGTATTAATTTGATCCGAATTAGTTTCGCCAAACGCGACAAATTTAGGGTTATTAACTACAGTGCCCACCGCAATTTGCAAATGGGCATTCACTTCATTTGATACTGGTGTTTCATTAGTTGCAAGACGAAGAGTCTTTGAGCGGGACACAAGACCAGCAAATTGACAATTCTTTGCATACTTAGAAACAACAATACCAATTTCACTAGCAACTGAATCAGGATGAATGAGAGGGGAAATGGACGTAACAGCTATTGTGCCTAAACCAAATGTTGATTCATCTGCTGGTGCAGAATCCAAAACACTACGAAGCATAGGACGAGTAAACATATAAGGTACACAAATCTCAAGTTCTGATTCTTGAGAAATATCTATAATTTGTTTATAACAATTACTAGTATCCACACCAGTAACTCCACCCATTTCACCAGGGAAAAAGACTACTTCTAGTCGACCTGCATGAAAAGGTGTTTTAACGAATTTAATTTTATAATAAATATCAGCTCGCCAATACCCAGTATTCATACTCACATATTCAAAATTAGTGGGCATATAGATCTTATCGGGACCGACTATAGTTGAAATAGGAATAGTTGATACAATAGTGGTGAAAAAAGACGTTCCCACGGGATCCGAGGATCTCCATGCTGCAGTCTCCACAACACCAGGATTGTTACAAACATACTCCAGACTCATC